CGAGCATGTCAGCAACTTCTTCCCAAGGTTGCTCTTTCAATTCGTCAGCGTAAACGTCTTGGATAAGTTCTTTAATTTCTCTTTCTGTACCAGTCATGAGTGCGTCCCTTCTTTCTGCGATTAATTCCTCTAGCTCGTTCAAGTCCGAACCCGTAGCATGGTTACGGATGAAGCTACGAGCAGACGAACGTTTTGATAAGTAATTGCGGTGTTCTCTATTCTGCTCATTCCATTTTTTAGTTGCTTTTTCTTGTGCGTTAGCCATTATGCTACCTCCCAAACTTTTTCAGAAATGTAGTAAGTCCCAATGTTAGAACCGTCAGCTACCTTTCCTTATCTTCATTTATATTATAGTACATGTACTAGATAAAGTCAACACTTTTGATAAAGAAATTTAAGTTTTTTTTGCAAAATAAAAAAAGCCCGGCACGAAGCCGGGGCAGTCCGAGAATTTTTATCGAAAGACACCAAGTATTCCACTGACTATGTTATCACTTATCTACGGAAATCACAAATAAAAAAGAGCTATGAGATAACCTCGTAGCTCTTGCCTATGATGTACTTATATTATACCAAATAAAAAAAGCCCCAGCAAACGCTGAGGCTTCGACCACTACTGCCATGATATCCCTACTGCAGTGTGAGGGGAGGTGATACACCCCTTTTTTATTTTATAGTTTTCGTGGTTCTTTTATTTAATTATACACCAGTTTGACCTTGTGTTGCTTGTGCACGCTCTTCAATGGCTTTAACAACCGATGCACTAGCTTCATTGATTGCTTTAGATACTGCTGCCGTGTCATTGCTTTGACTATTCAAGAAACGCTCGATATCTTCGTCTGGCAAGGTCAAGTGTTTGGCACCCGCTGAGCGTAGAGCGTCTACTGTTCCCATTGAACCGATACCGAACACACGACCATTCACTACACCAAGATATCCTTCTTTACCGCTTTCGCTACGTACTACATAATCCATATTTTCTTCTTCCTCTTTCTTATTCACTAAACTGTCACCATCATTGATGATAACAACATTCTTATCCAATCCACCAGCTAGACCAGTGCTTGTAAACTGCCACCAGCGAGTGTGTTCCATATTTGGATACACACCCCAATAAGGCTCTGGGCGTACCTCGTAATCTGGGTACGCTGCAATCCATAAGCTATTCGGATAACGTGCAGTAATCTGATCTACATACACGTTAGCCAATGTATAAGGCTTGTAACTGTAATAGATAGGCTCAAAGCCATTCGTCTTACAAATATCCATAAATGCTAAGACTGCATTAGTATTCGCTTGTTTGTCACCGCTAGCGCCGTCTTCATAATCACAAACCAAATAACGAGGGTGTGATGGCAGATTACTGATGAAATAGTTAGCTTCAGCTTGTGCCGTTGCTACATCGCCACCGAATCGGGCAAAGTGGTAGTAACCAATGCAATTACTTGTGTTAGTTTGCTGAGTTGCTACCGGACTAACCCAGCCCACACCTTCAGTAACTTTGATAACTGTATTATTCGTACCACTAGCACTACAGATACTAGTCAAGTCGCCCGGTTGGTAAGCTGACACGTCGATAAAATAGGCGTTCTCGGTCATGCCATCGAATGGCAATTCAAACCATCCAACCATTTGCTGACTTGGTGCTGACCAGTCAACATAGCTGAAATTACCAGCACTATCGAGGTTTCGAGTTACTTTGCGTGTCCAACCGCCGTTGTATAGACAGTCAGCGTTACCGTCGATATTCTGTTCGACTGTGGTGGCTGTCCCGTCTGGGTTTTCTGCGACCACGAAACCGATATGACCGAATTGGTGGTATGGCAAGTAGTTAGTCACCCAGACGCTCCCTACTGGTGGATTGTTAGAGCCATTAAAACGTGTAACTTTAAGACCTAGGCTTTCTGCACGGCTTAAGCCATCAATGGCGTTTAAATAGCTAAAATCAAGGTTAAACAGCCCTTGATACTGTAGCACGTTATCAATCAAACTTATACATTGCCCGCCATAAGGATTGGTTGGAACAGTGACACGTTGATTGACTAGGCTTTCAAGCGTGTTTAATAACTGTGTTTTAGATGTCATAGGTCTCCTTTCTCATAATTATTTTTGAATGCTCTGTTTAATCTCCGTAAGCATTCTTTCCAACTCTTCAACCTTTTGTTTTAAAGCGTCAATTTCGCTTGTTGGTAATTGAGATTTTGTTACAAGTGGGTCTGCCGCAAATTTATTTTGCTCTAGAACTTGTAGAAAAAAGTTATTATATGTTGGAAATAGTCCATACGCTTGGCTGATAGACAAGGATGAAGATTGTTTATCTTTAATTTCCTTGATATCCGCCCCTACTGCTTGAGCAAATTCTGTGAACTTACTCATAGGCTCACGCTTTCGCAGTATTATATACGCTCACAAGGTCTTCTTGCTCGATTGCATCAATACGAGTACCAAGCTCGGTCATTTTACTGATGATACCGCTGTCAGTATTGCCACCAGCAGCGGTGATTTTATCAGCGATTTCCTTGAGTGTATCAAGTTCTTCCGGTGCATTACCAATGATATCGGTTTTAGCCCGTGTGATAGCTTGCGTCAAACGTTCTTCACTGACACCAGTTGCCTTGCTGGCAATCGATGCCTTAATTTCTTTGATATCAGCACCCACGGCTTGGGCAAAATCGTGTAATTTACTCATTTATTGTTTCCTTTCAAATTTTAGCTAGATTGTAGACATTAACGAGGTCTTCCGTGGTTTCACCGCCACCAGTGATTAACCCAGAATCTCGCAATTCATCCGCTAGTAGTTTTAGTTTAGGGCTCTTGTCTGATGGAATAGCACTGTCAGCATTTAACGAATTTTTCACTTTGACTTTAAAATTGTTAGACGGGAAGATATGTCCGTCTAGTTTAATTTCAAGGTAATAAGTGCCGGTAGCTACTACATTACCCATTGAGAATGAGAACACCCCATTTTCAACGGTAACATCTTGATATAGTGCCACCACTTCATCGTTGGAAAGTGTGAGCTTACCAGTGCCGGACAGATTCATGCGTTTTCCATCGTACCCTAGAATTTCAAAACCAAATACGGAAGTGATGTCCCCAGATTTAAGGACATCACCACCCTCGATTTGGTTGATAGAGGTCATGAGCTTAGCCATAGGCTAGTCCTCACGAGGTTGATGGTAATTTAATGCACGCTCACTGTCTGCCACACCCTTAGTCGTAGGGTCTGTAACAATACCCAAGATTACCAAGATCACAACGAAAGTATTAACTCCCTCTTGGATGTTGCTAGGGATTGTAAGTCCAAACTGTTGCAACATGAGAAATACTGCTGAGATAAGAGCTACAAGAGTAGCTTTGTTTTGAAGACGTAGTTTAAAATTAATCATTTTCTGTTTTCTCCTTTTCTTCTTCAATCGAAGTTAAATTAAATTTGTCTCTGTCAATGTTTTTCTTAATGTACTTATCAAAGTACGGAATTTCTACACCTAGAGCCGATAGACTGGCCAAAATACTAGAGCCATAAGCTGCAATCATAGCCATGATAAAGGCATCTAACATCCCGCCTAAATTCATGAAATTAGCGAACGGATAGAAGATCGCTACAAAGATAATCATAGCAGTATGACTGACAAGCCCTTTTCTGAATTTAGAGCTTGAAAACTCATGATAAGCCCACGCTCTGGATACTCCAACCACGATATCACTAGCAATGATAATCATTAGTAGGAACACCCATAAATGGTCATCTATCCCATGCTCGTAGAAGTTCCGTACAACATCCAAAATCCCCCAAATTCCATCTGGCTTGTTCAATATTCCCCCTTCTACTCAAATTTCAAACCACGGAAGGATGATGGTTGATTTGGCGTGTTTTTAACTGAAATCTTGTAGAGACCAACATCCAACCGTGCGCCATCATCCAAGCTAGCACCGTTGCTACTTACAGACACATTCTCGCCAAAATATTTAACCACAACTGGTTTGTTGACGTAAACCAAAACTTCAAACATGGTCTTTTGAGCCCCATTAAAGTGCCCCTCTAAGTCAAACCCATCTACCTTCGAAGGTAAGAATTTAACCTCTTTTTCAACATCGGATAAATAATCTGAATAGTTCAAGTCTGAGACAACACGATTATTCTGATAGCCAATTTTGTTGCCAGCAGCAACCTCCTCGACACGGTGAATTAATTGACTGGCTAGAAATTCCGCTGATTTTTGATGTCCTAAATCGCCGAAGTGACACATATCAGGAATAAGAGCCTTAACACTATACTCTGAGTCATTCAGAATATTTCTAGTCCCGGCATTGTAGTCAATGAATGGAATACCTAGTTCTTTCGCTAAATCTTTCTTGATATTGTCAGCGATACTGTTAATCTTTGAGCCAAAACGATTATAGTTTTCAAATTGGGCTTGTGTTGACATCAAGATAGGTTTAATTCCTTTAGATATCAAACGTTTAACAATGTCGATGTGGTTCTCTTCGAAAGGTTGAATGTTGGCCTTCTGGTAAACACTGTCATTAATTCCCATTGAGATAATAGCATAGTCGATTTTTTCGGTGATTGGAGCTAAAACAGCATCCAAATTATCTTTTAACCAAGCAATCGTTTTACCAGAGAATCCACGGTTATAGAATTTATGGTTAAAGCCATACCCTTTTTGATCATTGACGATACCGTTCAAAATCTCGGTATAGGTCTTTGGTTTGGAGGTCAGGCTTTCAAGTGTGTTTCCTGAATACCCAGATGTTCTATACCCATCTGTTGTTGAGTCGCCTAACGTTACAATGACTGTGCGTTTGGTTTGCAAGTCAACCATCAACTGTTCTAATGTTATGTCTTGTTTCTGCTTAACCTCTTGGTTGGCAAGAAAAATATTGCTATTGCTAGAAATATGCCTAATTTCATTTTGGTATATCTCAGCCACTTTGATTAGTGAAGCTGCTTTAGAAATATCTTTCTTCTTGTGACTGTCGTAACTTTCCATGTCCGCTACTTGAAACTTCTTGGTTTCTCTATCAAAGAGTAACAATTTCCCAGAGTAGTTCGGTAAGGTAATTTCAAAATCTTCAATGCCGTTGATGTAATAATTTTGAAAAGAGACAATAATGTCGCCTTTTTTTTGACCTCTGACAGTATTTGTTTTAGTGTCAAATGTGATTTCCCCTTGGATAACTGTTCCCCAATCTGCATTAACGTAGTCTAGGCGTTCACCAACCTTAAGTCCTACCGTTTTCACGAACGGTGAAGATTGAGGGTGAACCAACGCCCCATTAAATAGAATCGCTAAGATGGTTTCACGATTACCAATGTTTTGAATGTCGTTTAATGTTTTGACATATAACGAGTTCGTCTCGTCGTTGTAAATAACGTACTGCGACAAACCCGTTTTTGGCAGCGGAGCTGTTAAGGTATCTCTGGCGTTGGCTTTACGTTTTCCGACTTGGAACCAACTACCGCTGCTTAATTCCACTTGAGAATTGGCGACGTCAATTAATAGGCGACCTGCAATCATCAACCCAAACCCCATGCGTTCATCAAGCTTGGTGTCTGTGACTGCTCCATCAACGATGTTAGATGTTGCAACGGCATTGTTCCCAACCACTGCCACCTTGCCACCTGAGATTTGCTCTCTTGCATCTTGCGCAAGGTTTGCCCACTTGATTTGACCACTACCGTTCTTGTCTACCTTGTTGTCGTCATTCCGCTCCCCTAGTTCTTGACTTGACTTGGCGGTTGTTTGGATATCTTGAAGGCGTTGGTTTAGGGTTTCATATTCCCCACGAGCTTTGGCAACTTCCAAATTAGCGTTACCGTTAGAAGTGCCGTCAATATAAGTTGTTTCGATAGCTTTAGCAATGGCTTCTCGAACGTCCGCCCCCCTCGTCTTCTTACGGATAGCCCTAGTCAAAACGTCAATGCTTTTAGTGTTTTCTAAAGGTGTCACATCATCGTATAGATTTAAGCGTCCTTCTGCTTCATTCTGTGGCATTTGTTCCTCCTTCTTTTAATTCGTTTTGTAATCGTGTGATTTCAGCTTCTGTGTCCCTAATCGTCCTAGTGCGTTCTTGCTCGTCCATGTTGTATGATGCAAGTTGATTATCGTAGTTGGCTTTGGCTGCTAGATAATCAGCAAACGCCTTGTCATACGCCGATAATTCTTCTTGCGTAGCATCTATTTTAGGTGGATTGGGTGCTGTTGGCTCTATAGGTGCTGTGCTAGGCTTGTTTTTAAGAGCTGTAAGTTGAGCTTGCAGAGCCTTCAAGCGCTTAGTTTTTTCGGCAACAGAAGCATTCTGTTTGACACGTTCGATAGAATTTTCCGCTTCTTGCAACTGCAACTGGTACGCTGCAAGTGATTGAGATTGTGATCCGATAGTCAATTCAACCGACTGTGGGTTAAGTATATCAATTTTTTTCTCCAATATTTGCAAAGTTTCAATCCCAGAGAGGGGCGCATTGATAATAGGGTGCTTGTTCCCGATTTCAAATTTATCGTAACGGTCATCAATCAAATAGCGTTCAACGGCTGAAATCGTCCATTTTGCAAGTGCAATCTTTTGGTTGCGTAGATACTGCTTGCCACGAGCCAATAGGACACTAGGGTTGTCGATTTCCGTCCAGATTACTGGCTTACGGATAACACCAAACTCTTTGATTAGTTCCTTATCCTCAAGGAACACGCTATGATTGTTGACATTCCAAATTGTGATTTGCTCCCTTGTAACATCTGGGCTTTGGTCTTCGTCTGGATGGTCTTTCTGAATATCCGCCCCTACTGGCATAATTTGAGTAGCTAGCCCATCGAAATCAAGCAACCGACTGGCTGATTTGATATTTTTGCCAATCTGGATTGGTGATTTCTTGGTAACTCCAATGTCTTTTGTCCAGTCTAGGTGCAGCACAGTGTTTAACTCGTAAACCCTTAAATATCCACCGATATTGTTGATAATTCGCTCTCGTACACAATCCCATGTGGACTCGTAACCAATATAGCGAAACGGTTTATCCGTTCTACTGTTGACGGTTACTTTTCTTAAAGAATATCGCTTGTAATCTTCAACTTGACCATTTGCGACATTTAACATTTCTGACAAATACTGACCCGCCCCACGGTTCGGCAGTTTCTGGAACCATTGAGCTGAGTCGTGGAGGAACGATAGGAAGTCTTCGCACATCACCTTCTGAGCAAAACCATCCGTTGTCATTTCGTTAGTCGTGGTCAGCACCCGTCCAACAAACTCAATCGTTCCATCGTAGAGGTTGACTACTTCGATAATAGACTTGAACGGAACTATCTTGTTATACAACGGATGTGTGAACGGGATAGCAAATGTAAACTCATTGATGGTATTGAGTGCTTGAGTGATTTCACCAGCGATGATTTTCCCACCTTTTGAGCTATAAGGGTTGTGAATTGTCTTCCGTGCTATGGTATTTCGGAGGAGTTTATCTCCACGCCTATCGTGTACGGTTGGCCACCAATAAACAGCATAACCGCCCTTCTTCTTCATCGTATTTGGAGGGTCTGGAATGGTGATTTTCTCACCACCAAGAGCCTCTAAACTGCCATCTTGGCGAGAGAGATAGACGTGGGTAAAATATTCACCTCTATCATAGTCGTGGTCGGAGATATTGACAGTACAGAACCATTCGTCACCCCATCGCACGCCTTGATACCAAATTATGTCGTCTTGATCTGCCACTTTGCCGAATTGTTCCGAGTATTTTTCTTTCCTGCTCCACGTTGGGAATCCAACGCTTTTCAATCCTCCATCAATGCTTGCGCCAGTCACCTTAACACAATAGCCAGTGTGACTAATATTGTATACTTCGATTTTTCCTGATACAGTCATGCCATAACCTCATTATTGTAGTGCATGGCAATTGTGCCATTACCTTTAGTTCTAAAGTAATTAATGCCCTGATAGAGCGTTAATGCAAAATCTCTATTCTCGCCACGTTTTAGGTTGTAGATAACACCATCAGCATCAATAAGCGTAACATCTTCATCGCAATAGACCACTGGACTAATGGCTGTGTCACCAGAATTAACGAAATAAATCGTCCTTTCTGTCCTTGTGTAGCCTAACTGCCATTTTGTCCATGTAGAGTCGTCATTTTCAAAATCGAATGTGTCCCACACATCATCGAAGTATTCGTTCTCATGAAATGCAAACGGATAGCATTTGAATACAATAGTAGCAACCAAATTCTTCTTAATCGGGTCGTCCGCTACCTTGATACTTTTAATTTTGCCCATCCAAAAATAGCGCCTATCGTGGGTATCGAATAGTTTTCGCTCCGTTTTAGTCGCCATACGGGACTTAATCTCACGTTCTGCGGTCTTTCTGGACTCGTATTCGGTGAATGGCAGTTTAAACTCGTATGTAATTTCTCTAGGCTCAAATACTCGCTCCCCTAGAATGCTAGAAAAGTCAAGCACCCCTTGCATGAAGGGAATTGACTCCACGATTTCTTTTTCGTTTGGCGTTGGTGCTTCACGTTTCTGTAGGTACCAACCAGCGTCACGACTATTAAAATCGCCAAACGCTATATATTCTTTGATTTTAGTAATCATAATCTGTGTCGTCCTTTCAAAGTTTTAATCGTATCAATGGCACTATTGAAGTTATTAACTGTGCCACCGACTAGAGCACCAGTGTCTAACACCATGTTTTGACCTTGTGCCACTTGGTCTTTAAGCTCTCCAAGAGCGTCAATCACATCATTAAGCAAGCCCGCTGAATGAGCAGCATAGGCTTCTTGACGTGCTGAGATGGTAGCGTCTGGCGTTTTATCACGCAAAACTTCCATTTTGAGCTGGCTAGCCATGTTTGAAGTGGCACCAGTGAGCATTGCATTAGCTCGAACATTGAAGCCGTTGACTTGGTCACGGATGTAGTCAAGACTATTAGCTACCTCTGGGGCTGATTCGTCAATCCCTCGAGCGATACCAAGACCGATATACCAACCAACTTGGTCACGGAATAGGTGTGAAGGTGAGTGAATTTTGGCTTTAGCTTGTGCCGCTCTTTCCGCTTGTGCTACCAAGGCATTGGCTGCCGCTGTAACTGCTCCAAGAGCTGACATCAGACCAGCGGCAAGACCTTGACCCATGTAAGCACCGGCTGAGAAGAAAGCACCATAACCAGCTCTAGCTGCGGCTGCCGCTTGGTTAACTGCTGCTTGCGTAACTGCAACTAATTGTTGTCCGCTTGCTTGCATAGCTGATACCATTTGAGCACCACCGGCACGAATAGCCGCAACCACTTGATTCATGCCGTTTCGGACTGCTGAAACAATCTGATTCATGAAGGCTTGTGTGCTAGCAACCATTTGTGTACCGCTAGAACGTAGAGCCGCTGTCATTTGCATAGCTCCAGACGTTACCGCTTGAACTGCTGACATCATGCCTGCACTTACTGCCATACCTAATGACATCATTGTAGCTTGTAAAGTCATAGCTGCAGCTCCAACAGTAGCAAATACACTAGCTAACATCATGACTTGAGCACTTACCATAGCAAGTCCTGCTCCTGCCATTTGGGCTGAGCTAGCAAGCATAGCAAGTTGACTAGATACCATGGTAGCCATCATGGAAACCATGCTGAAACCAGTCTGAGCAGTCATGAGTTGAGCACCAAACATGGTTATTGCTGACCCTGCCATCATGAGCTGTGATGTCATTTGCATCAAGCTGGTAGCGAACATCATGAATTGAGTGTTTAGCATGGTCAATGAGGTACCAATCATCATGAATTGCGTACCTACAAGCGTTAAGCTAGTACCTAACATGGTTGAGCTAGTAGCCATCATGGTCATACTAGTAGTGATCATAGTTAACTGAGTAGCTAACATAGTTAAACTAGTAGTTAGCATAGTCATGCTTGAGCTGATAGAAGTCATGCTAGCAGTGAGCGTCATTGAAACTGTACTGAACTGAGTTAAACCAGTCGCTGCCACCATCAAGGCTGGTGCTAGTGTCATGATTTGCGTTCTAAACGCTGTGATAGGGGCTACAATAGCCGTTAAACCAGCTAGCGATTGACTAGCTTGACTAGAGAACGTACTAAACGCAGTACCAGCGGTAGTGAGTAGTGATTGTAAGTTAGTGAATGATGATTGAATGCTTGTAATCGTGCTGGAGAATGATGTCAGACCAGATACAGCACTAGATGCTGAACTAGACACCTTGCTCATACCATCTCCAAGCTTAGTCATACCAGTACCAGCTTGAGCAAGCCCTGCTGAGTTGTTACCGATAGACCCAACACCTTTGGCCACTGCTGCAAGAAATGCAGCCATGTCCCCTAAGTTGGTGTTGGTAATCTTAACGACACCATTGGCAAGCTGATTGAATCCAGACCCTGCTTTTTGAGCAGCCGTACCGATTGAGTTGAACACATTAGCAAGGCTATTCAATACACTACTAATTGCACTGCCAGCGGATGTAATAACGCTTGAAATACCTTCAAACGCTGACTTGATACCGTTTCCGATACCTTGCGCCGCCGTGCTGATTGATGTTCCGACTGATTGCACTACGCTAGCAATACCTTGCAGTGCAGCGCCAATGGCTGAACCAGTAGCACTAATAATACTTGCCACACCACTAAGAGCCGTACTGATAGCCGTACCGATACCCATTGCAGCGGTAGCAATAGCCATTCCTGCTGCTGACACAACCGATGCAATGCCACTAAATGCAGCACTAATCACACCACCAATTGCCGTAATGATAGGCACGATTTGAGTGATTGCTGTCACAATCGCTGAAATGATTTGGCTGATTATAGGGGCTAATGTCTGAACGACTGTAACGATAGCAGAAATCACTTGACTGATTACCGGTGCCATTGTTTGAACGACTGTAACAATCCCTTGAATCAAGGTCATAATGACTGGTGCCGTTGCTTGAATAGCTTGTACGATTACTTGTAAGACCATTGCAATTTGCGGTCCGAATTGCCCAATTACTTGAGCAACTTGAACGATGCAATTTGAGATAACCGGTGCGATTGCCACGATAGCGTTAGCGATGATTTGTGCTACTGCCGTGATAGTGTTGCTGATAATTTGGACAATCGGAGTGATTGCGGTAGCTACTGCACTGATTGCAGAACCTAGAGCGGTAGCCAAACCACCAAAAGCACTGATAATAGCTGGCAACGTTCCTAGAATGGATGTCCAAGCATTCCCAAACGCCGTAATGGCTGGGGCTGCATTGCCTAGAGCAGTGCCGATAGCTTCAACCAATGGTGAAAGTTTGGCTAGTCCGGGCGCAGCTTCACCGACTGCCTTAATGACGATACCAAACGCCGTCCCAAACGCTTCAACGATAGACCCCGCTGCCTTTCCGATGGATTCGACAACAGTTCCGAACGCTGAGCCGATAGAGCCAATAATTTGTGAAACCCCTTGGGATTGAGTAGCCAAAAGGGTGAATGATGCAACGATAATACCAATACCAGCACCGATTCCGACTGCTGCGATAGCTACGGATGCACCGAATGACAGTAATGTTGCTGGATTGAGACCTCTCAAACCTTGCAAGGCGATATTGATAGCTGTACCAATTCCCTTAAATGCTGTAGAAATACCCGTTCCGATACCTTTGGCAGCTTGCGAAATTGCTGAACCAGCGTTTTTAATCATGCCACCGATGCTTTCAAACACTTGGGCAATCTTGCTCTTACCACTGCTTGCACTAGTTGCGGCTTCCGCCATTCCCTCTGCTGCATCCGTTCCAAATTTCTTGAATGGATTGAGATTTTTAAGGAACTCCAGCCCTTTCATAGCTGCACTAACGGCTGAAATCCCAGTTTTAGCAGTCATAAAGGCTGCTACCATTGCAAGAATACCACTAGTGATACCATTTAATATTCCCGGTGGAATTGCACTGATAAACCTAGATATTGCTGAAACAACTTGAGAAATCCAGCTAACTAGCGTTCCAAGGGCTGAGCCGATGCCTGAAATGATAGATTGCATCTCTGAACTGCCTAAAACTTCACCAAGTGATGAGCCAATGGTTTTTAGGGCGTTCCAAGTATCTTGCACCGCTGCTTTGAACGATTGAAATGCCCCTGTATCAGCAAATGAGCTGATGAAGCTCCTAACCGATGTTGTGGCAATATTCAAGGCTTGCGAAATACCGTTAGCAATATCACCAAACACCGAGCCAATACCCTGCATAAGCTTGCTACCATCAATCTTGCTGAATAGTTGCTTGATTGAGCTACTAATGTAAGTAAAGGTCGCACCCAGATTTTTCAAGGCTCCTGTATTTGAGAAGCCCTTCCAAAGCGAAGACAAACCACTGCCAATCTTGTCAGCGATAGCGTTGAAATCCATTCTTTCAATGGCATCGGTTAACCCTACCACCGCTTTGATACCAATCTGATTAAGTTTCTCAAATTGTGGCATCAATTTAATACCGATAGACTCTTTCATACTATCGATAGCTTGGTCAACGGTCTTAAACTCTGTCGCCATCTTACTGAACACTGGGTTGTTACCAGCTCTAGTTATGGCATCGAAGAAATCCTCTGTCTTAATCTTGCCGTCCTGGACTGCTCTGACCATTTCATCGGTACTCATGCCCATTTCTTTCGCAACTGCGGCAATACCGGCAGGCGTTTGTTCCATCATGAGCTTGAAGTCCTGCCATTGAACCTTAGGCTTAGCTGCCATTTGGGTTGCTTGTTGACTCAAGGTCTTCATGGCTTGTTGTGGGTCTAAAGCTGCTGCCGCAAGACCGCCGAAACCTTTGACAAGCTCGGTGGTGTTCTTTGTTCCTACCGCTGCTAACTGAGAGTAGGTAGCTGCCATATCGGACGCTGAATAGATGGTTTTGGTCGCAAAGTCTTGTAACTCGCCTTTGACCTGTCTAATTTGGTCAGTAGGCATCCCAATCTGTTCCATGTTCCCATCGAACATCTTCCATGCTTTTGTTGCACTATTTAGCTCGCCTACCATGGATTTGATTCCGCCACCAAGGGTACTAATACCGCCCATAATGGCACCACCGATTAAATTAGCACCGAGAACAGACTTGAAGACCGACCCAACCTTGCCGGCTGACCCTTTCAAGCCCTCTAACGCCCCTTTGATACGTTTAGCCCCACTTTCAGCGTCCTTTCCGTCAAATAACGCCTTGATGGTGACTGTACCATCTGCCATAGATTATCCCTCCTTTCTAAAATTCTTCTTCTTCGTATTCTTCATCAACGATTGTGTCGTTAGGGAGAGCATAATCTTTTTGAAGCTTACGCATTTCCTCTTTGTATTCCGCCGAGTCGCCCTTTTGTGGCTTCCATTTACGAATTTTGACAACTTCCATGAACTTGGTACCTTCTGGAAGTCCAGAAAGTAGAGCGTTGAATTTCTTCCAGTGGAGTTCCCCTTGGACATCGAATAAATCAATGCCGTATGCTTGCAAGAATGACGCATAGATATAGTCACCGTCGTAGCGGATGTCATAAGGTGCCTGCTCTTGCTTGCCATTGCTTGCAGTAGTCTTCATGGGATTTCCTGCCAAGTCATACTCAACATGGTTGTCCTCGACTGTTGAAAGGCTGATATGTTCTTCGAAAACCTCGTTAAACACCTCGGACATTTCTTCCACGGTAAAATCTTCCAAGGTCTCACCAGTCAAGATACGGATGCCAAAGTGAGGTTTAACAAACTCTGGAACATCTTCATCCCTCCACATTTCAAAAAGCTTTAGGACATTGTTAAATGAGAGGTCCAGGGCGTACTCTTTATCATCAATAACTAACTTGTCGGTCAGTTTTCGTGATAGGTCGAGCATGATTACTCAGCCAAATATTTGTCGAGGGCTGCTTTTGAATTTTGATTTTCAAATTCCTCTGAAATACCTTTGATGGCTTCGATAAGATAGAACATAGCGTTAATTGTTGACTGACCAGCGAATGCATAGACTTGTTTGAACGCTTCTTCATCATCGAAGACTTGGTTAAAGCCATCTTCTACCAATGCTTTCAATGCTCCCAACGCTTCTTCATCGCTTGTTTCTTGGAACGCTTGCCCTTTGGCTTGCAAATCCTCACCAACCGCCTTCATGCGTTGGATATTGCTATCTGAAACAGGGAAATTAAGTTGGAACTCACCGAAATCGACTGGAATGACATTGCTACGTTTTTTAATTACTACCATGTTGTTACTTCTCCTTTAATACGAAAAAAGAGGGGAAGGGCTAAACCCCACCCCTCTAGTTGTCTTATCTTGTTTTTTTTATTTAGTTAGATTATCCGCCTACGCCTGGGCTTGCTGGTGAACCAGTTTCAGTTGAGCCAGATGGTGTTACTGGTGATGCTCCAGTTCCAGAAGCTGCACGACCACCACTAGCTACTGGTGAAGTGATGTCATGTTTTTCTGGAGTACGAGACCAGTTAACTTGGAATTTGATTGTTTCAAGCTCTGATGCTTCACCGTCACCGACTTCGATTTCAGAAAGTCGTGCAAGACCTTCTTTGTAATATTTGCCGTTTGGAACTACTTCCTTGTACCAAACCACCAAGTCATCAGCTACGGCATCTTCTTTTTCTACGACGAAGTTTTGAGCTTTATCGTCGTAATCACGGTGTCCTTCAAACGAGCGTCCACGAGATTTAGAAGTGATGATTTTTTCTTTCGTACCATCACCGTCGAAGTATGCCACATCATCATCTTCTGCGTCGTTTTCTGGTGCAGATTCTTTGATGCCTTTGGCAATCCACAAATATTTATCCTCAGTTGGTGGAGTGTCTGGATGTTCTGAATCGAATGGTGCGATGTAGTGTTTGCGAATCGCATTTTTAAATTTAGCCATTAATTAAGGCTCCTTTCTACTTCAATAGTTGCCTGCAAATCAAGCAAGTAAATGTAATAGTCTTGGTCATTGACATCGTTAAGGCTTGGTGTCTCAACTTTCAATGACAAGAATGTGTAAGAATTGTTTAAACTTGGTAATTCAAGACCGATTTTGGAAAGCTCAGTGTTGATTTTCCAAAGTGTTGCGTTCACTTTCTGTTGGTCTTTGGACTTAATCGCTATCTCATAAGGTAGCGACAAAATCTGTGTGCCAGCCATGTCTTCGTCTTCAACTTTGCCACCAGGCAATGCGTATATTACCAAGTCTTCACCTTCGTCAAGGTAGTCTAATCGAGGTGTTAGTGGCAAGCCTAGACCTGCTAAAAAATCTTGCAACACCTCTGAAAAATCATTATTATTCACTATCTAACTCCCATTGCTCTAATTGCTACTTGCCCCCACTGCTTACTGTGTTTGGCAACAGCCTTTTTGTCCCAACGCCCACCAGTACCGGGCTTAGGTTTCTGTGCTAGCAGTCTGTCCTTATTCGCAAAAAAGAACTTCCGTTGTTTCTCAGAAAAGAAAAGCTTAAGTCTGCGATTGTAGAACCTAATTCTTGCGTAAGGTGTTGACCATACCAACGTATCAACGTTAGAATGTCCGCTACCTCGCAAGTGCCCTGACTGGACTGGTGTGTACTTGTTCATGTCCAAGAGTATTTGATTACTCATGGCAATCTGTCCACGTCTGACCGCTTCAGGACTGCATTTCTTTTCAAGCCCCTGCAAATCCACCTTAATAGTTACATCAGCACCCATCAAATCACCTCGACTTCATAACACAAGATAGTGTGCTTAAACGGATGATATTGAGGAATAATTTTACGGATGATGTAGTCTCGGTGAGTGTCATTTACTCGATGGGTGTATATTTCGGATAGATCATGAGAACCGAGAAATTATTCTCAGTTCGATTTTGACCACTGCCAGTGTGAGATACAGCCCTATCAAATCTAACGGGTTTAAGGGTTTTGGGCTCATCATATGTTACTTTTCCCCAACCGTCCTTTTCTCCCGTTGGTTTTTGAATCATGACAGTATCAACTAACATGCGTTTATCTATCATAGCCCACCGCCTTACAGCCAAATCCAGCCAATGTCAGCCAGTTTAGAGCGTCAAGGGATAGATTGTATCTCTGACCACCGTTAGACGATTTAGAGGCGTTCTGATAGCTTACATGAGTGCGTCCGACAGTCATGCTTGCTAGTGATGACTTATCCTCTGCGGTCATGATGCCGCTAGAATCAAGATAAGCGATTTGATAAGCTACCGCCTTTTTAACTGCTTGTCTACGTGGTTCGAAGTCTGTATCAAAATCGGTGAAATCGTAGAAGTTCTTGATATACAAATCGACAATAAGCTTAGCTCTAGCTGCTAGTGTTTCAAAATTTTCTACGTCTTCAAAACCAAGTTTTAAAAATTCTGTTTCGGTTAAATATGTCATTTAACCACCTCCCTTCATTATTTTAGGAGGTCTAAGAGTTCCGCCTTGGTAAGTGCTGAAATACCAGTCAAACCTCGTTGTTGTGCGATGATTCGCAAGTCAGCAACGGTCTTGTCTTCTAGTGTTTCAACCACTTCCTCTACTGTTTCAGTGACGGGAGTAGGTTCAGTGTCGTTCAAATGACGACGCATTAGCATACCCATTAAGCACCTCCGAACTTAACCACCTTAGAATCATCGTAGAGATAAACACCGTAGTATTCATCACCAGAATAAACAGTAGTTTTCTTCAAAATGTCACGGTCATTTTCAATCATGACATCACGTTTCAAGTTGATCACGAATGCGCCATATTTAGCATCATCGTCTGTGTCAGTTTGAAGTGAAGAGACTTTAACGAGGAAGCCTTTTCCTTCATCAACCTTCTTAGTGCGGACGATTTGCACGCCAGCAACTTCACCGAATGTGCCAGATACAACAACATCAGCACCAACTTCTGAGCCTTTCAGCCAGTTTTGACCAGCGTCAGCACGCAATTTAATAGCGTCCTTCGGATTGATAAGAGCAACATAGCGAGCGTCTTCTTCGTCTGCAAAGATTTCCAAGGCTTTGTCGATGTTAGCTACTGAAACAGGGGCTTCAGTAATGTTTTGTGTTGCAGTTTTAGCAACTTCGACGATGTCGTTATCGACTTTGTTAGCGATAGCGAGTGCAATCTGGTTAGTAGCTTCACCGTAGACATTGCCATGTCCGACCAAAGCAGCTTTGTCAGTGATTTCAATAGCCTTACCAGCTTGCTTGATTTTCATTTTTGTTTCTTTAGTGCCAAGTTGGTCGATTGGGATTGATTGACCTTCAGTGATTTCAGTGGCATCACCAGAATATGTCCATTGTGGCACTGTGAGTTCGTCCCCCGGACGGCCTACAAGAGTTGTTTCGACCACTGCGAGTGGTGTGAATTTGATTAGTTTAGGCAATTTAGCTGAAACCATGTCAGCCATTACCTGTGGGTTGATGACTTGTGCAGTCGTTGTTGTTCCAAGAACCATAGATTAAATCATCCTTTCAGTTGTTGATAGAGTTCTGGGTCTTTATCAAAGAGTTCTTGACGCTCATTGATACCCATACGTTTAAAATCTTCTTTAGTGAGACCGTTCTGACTAGCAGATGGATTGCCACCAGCAAAGATTTTAGGTTGTGCCGCTTGTTCCTCTTGTTTGAAAAGATAAGGACTTGTCTCTTTCAATCCCTTAATAACCTTGTCTAGTTTGGGTTTACCAGCTTCATCAAGTTCAATTTCGTCAAAATTGATGAATTTAGCAAGGTCGTCTGAATTGTGAGCGTCCACATCCTTCAATGCCAGACGAATAGCGTTCGATTTTGTAACTTGAGCAAGGTTAGCTTCATTCTCTGACTTGTAAGTGTCAAATTTAGCTTGTAAGTCCGTCAATTGTTGTTTGAGTTCCTCACTTGCTCCCTCTTTGGCTTGCAAGTCGTTGAGTGCTTGGCTTTGTTGTTCAAGTTGTTGTTTAAGGCTGTCGTTTTCAGCTTGTAATTCAGATTTAGCTTGTGTTTTGGCGTTCTCAATCCCAGAACCGTACGCATTCATTAAGGAATCAATAACTGCTTTATCTGTAATACCAGCTTCAACTAACATGTCACGTTTCAAACTCATGTTTAAAACTCCTTCGTTTTACGTCCAAGGGACTGAATTTGCCTAGTTTTACGACGTTCGACAGGTCAAAAAGAAAAACCGCATCAAATTGATACGGTTTTATTAGTAGTCTGTTCCTACGAGTCAAGAATTGGATCACCATCTTTCTATAATCCATGTCTATACGTAGTATTGTTAATAATACTAGTTTACGCTTTTTAAGCGTGTTTTTTTGCCAACATATCCCGTTGTCTAATAGCTTCACGAGTTTTTGCCAGTGGGTCGTCGTGGTATCTCTCACGCTCTCTATCTCGATACAAGAATGGGTATTTATCAACATACGATTTCAAGGCTCTCTTCTGCTCTGTAAGCCTTGTTTTGTATTTGCTGGTTAATTCATCATTGTTCATAACTTCGGCAACGTGTAGACGCTCCTTAGTGCTTCTGATTGTTCTTTCTATGGCTCGTTGCTTGCTCTGAACATTAGCATTCTCGATAGCTTGTTTCTCAGTGAGATTCTTTAAATCGTCATCAATGTCTGGCATGTAATTGACACCGGGAATGAAAGGAGTCATGGTGTGCCCACAGTTTACACCTTGACATCCTCCGGGCTTACCATAGCCATAATCATCAAGAGCAAATATCTTAACACCTTCTTCAGTCCTAGCTCGCCCTGTGGTAACTATCTGATTCTGTAGCGGTGCACACATTTCCCTTGCTGCTGCTTTGATTGAATAATAGAATGTATCAATACCAAGCTCTTGAGCTGGTCTCATTCGCATTTCATTGAATGTACGTCTAGCAGTCGTTTTAATGACTGTCCTAGCGTAAGCATCAGCCCTCTGTCTTCGTCCAGCTCTGTCAGTATAGCCATAGAAACCACGCTCTTGAAACTTCATTATCGTTTCATCAAGGGCTTTCTGAGGGGTTGCCATACCAGTGATTACCTTTGCTACGGTAGTCTCGATAATATCCTTGTAAGTAGCTTGCACGCTCTTTGGTAAGGTCGTATTGATAAGGTTATGGACATCATGAATAGCTTGATTAGAGTAGCTGATAAGGTCTTTCATCACCTTATAGTTATAAGCGTTAGAATTTAATTGAGCGTGAGTGTCCTTATAGACTTGATAACCCTCATTCTCGATGATGTATCTAATTTGTTTCTCGGCAATGCCAGAATATTCAGCAATGAGTTTGATATTGTGATTGTTCAACATACCGACATCAGCCATTTTCTCTAGTTGCCAAAGATAAGGCTGTTGGTCAAGGTAATAAGTCCCTCGTTCATGCAGTCGTTCCACAACGTTATCAAACAGGTCATTACATAATTGACGGTAGATATCTGAAACATTATCAGCCATCAACATTAATTGCTGGTCGTTTAGTTTGATACGCTTTTTCTTAGCCATAGCCTATCACTCCCCGTATATGTCGACCTCGTCGCTTGTCCTAAAACTATCAGCGCTTACCATAGTCTCATCATTAATAGCTTGGTAAATTTCTTGTGCTTGTTCCTCGGTAACGTTGAGAGTTTTTTCAATGGCCATAACCTTCGGTGCGAATCCAGACGCTACCATCTTAGACCAGTAATCGAACTCAGCGTTACGATCAGTAAATACACCGTCGTCTAAATCCACGCTGATTTCATCCATCGTTGGAATTTCACCAGTATAGAGATTGTAGATTTTAGCAAGCTCAAGGATTGAGATTACAAGTTCTTTCAATGATTGCTCTACTAGAGTAGCAATAGAGTTCCGCATTTGATACGTGTCTGATTGCTCTGAAACTACCTCTGTAGCAGTCTTCATAGACTTACCATCGAAACTAAACATACCAGCAGACACACCTAGCTGCATCTCAAATAGGCTCAATCCTTTGTTGATAGCCTTGATGTAATCGTCTGAACGAATATCAGTGGTAAGGTCAGTAATACCGATACCCTTATCCATATCACCGCTATCGAATTGCTCATAGATATTATGACCTGTCTCAAACTCACGTTTAACGACAACCTTCTCACCGCTTGCGTCAAATTGTGTGTTAATCATTTGAGTAGGCACTGCCACTCGACGCTGACCCATTTTGACTTCCCACATAAACTCGTCATAAGTGGTATTGATGAAGTCCATTGTAGTCTTAGCATTGTCGAAGATAGACAAGCCCAAAGGACTGTTGATGTCCTTATTATTCATGCCCGGAGGTTTAAGATACGTAAATAGCGGTCTTGTAAGTCCGTTGAGCGTCACAGTCTCTTCCAAATCCTCATAGAGCATTGATAGAGGGACACGTTGACCGATACGAGTTTTAGATTCTGACTCGTATAGCTCGTTAGTGATTGTATAACTGTCCTTAGTCCACTCATGAAACTCAATCAGACTATAGTATTTAGTCTTCTGACCTTCCGTCTTAAGTGTTTTAGTCACGATTGC